AACCTTGTCAATACTTACCCATGCACAAAGACTTGTATGGGAGATATGCTAGAATGACTGGTGCATATCCAGCGTTTATCATGAGATGTATGGTTATGCTCGAAGATAGTTCTCCTGGTCAAATTTTGCAGATCAATGATGAGTGTTATGGTAAATGGTCTGCGGGCGATTGTTTCTATTGGGATCATGATACCCCACATGCGTTTTATAATATGAGTATGATTGATAGATACGCAGTTCAAGTTACAGGTGTTTGCAATGCATACCCAATGTGATATTCCTAATTTAGATATTCACATTACTCATAGGTGTAATTTTTCTTGTGATAGTTGTTCTCACTTTTCTAATCATAAGTTTACCGATGAGATAAAATTTAGTGATTTCAAAAACTGGGTAGATCTTTGGAAAAACAGAGTCAATCCTGCCAAGATTGGTATACTAGGTGGTGAACCATTCTTAAATCCTAGAGTTGCTGAGTATTGTGAGTATGTGAGGAAGTCTTTTCCAAATTCTAGGATAGAACTAGTCACAAACGCATTTGTCTTGAGGGATATCTCTGATACTTTGATTAAAAATGATATAATTCTTGCAGTATCGGTCCATCATAACAACCCAGAATATAAGAAAACTCTTGCAAAACAGAAGAAAATTATTGAGAGTTGGGGCGTAAAGGTAGAATATTGGAATAGTTTTTTAGAGTGGAAAAAAGTTTATAAAGGATATGGAGAAAATATTGAACCCTATGAAGACAATGATCCAGAAGGTAGTTGGAATCACTGCCCTACTGGACAAAACTGTTTCCAACTTCATGAAGGTAAGATGTGGAAGTGTGCGCCCCTCGCGTTCTTGCCAATGATGAATGAAAAGTATAAGCTGTCTGAAAAGTGGAATAGATACTTAGAGTATGTTCCTCTGTCGTCAGACTGTACGACTGAAGAACTACAAAACTTTATCAATCGTGGTGCAGAATCTTTCTGTTCTATGTGTCCAGCAAACTCTGATTATTTTGTAAAAGATATGCCTTATGGGAAGTAAGAATGAATGGGGTCAACTCCGAAAAGTAATTGTAGGTCACGCTGAGGGTGCGAGAGTTCCTGAAATGGACAGGAGTCTGCGTCTAATCAACTATGCGGATCGTGATGATGTTTCGGATGTTCCGTGTGGATTATATCCACAACAGGTTATTGATGAAGCAAATGAAGATCTGGAACTACTGGTAGATCTATTTGTTCAACTTGGAATTGCAGTCGGTAGACCTCACTATGAACCCACACCATACTATAATTACTGCCCTAGGGATCTTGTATTTGTCCATGGTGATAAGACTTACGCAACTCCCTCCCCACTGAAGGCAAGACGATTCAATTTTGGATCTATATCCCATCACTTTAATCAGTTGATTCCCATCACACCCTCATACTCTATGAGTTTGTATGATGATCACTGTGTAGGAAATAAAGATATTCTTGCATTGACTGAACACTATCCTGCATTTGATGCCGCAAACATCATCAGAGCAAACGATGACATCCTCTATCTGGTGTCTAACAGTGGAAACAAGGCGGGTGCTCAGAAGTTACAATCACTTCTCCCTGACGCGAAGGTACACCTACTAGAAGGTGTTTACAGTTATATGCACATTGATACTACAGTTGCATTTTTGAGAGAAGGATTGCTTCTTGCAAATCCAGAAAGAATCACAGATAGAGACCTTTTACCTGGTCCATTCAGGGACTGGGATATTATTTGGTGTCCAGAACCCGTTGACATTGGTTATTATCCTGGTTATAATCATGCTTCAGAGTGGATAAATATGAATTTGTTCAGTATCAATCCAAACTTGGTGGTACTGGAAGAGCATCAAGAACCAACCAGAAAGATTTTGGAGGGACATGGAATTGAATGTGCTATGTTACCCATGAGACATTCCAGAACTCTAAGTGGTTGTTTTCACTGTGTTACTTTAGATCTAGAAAGAGATGACTGAACCAACTAAAATTCACCCATCAGGACTTAATATTATAGAGAACTCCAATGGATCCTACTCTTTCGAGTGGGATTCTAAAGACGAACGTTGGAGTTGGATGAATGACTTGACGGACGAAGAAATTAAGGTTATTATTGAGGCTGCAATCGAGTACGAAGCTACTCGTCCAGTTGACGTTGAAACTATTGAAGAGGTCTACGATGGATCCGAAGACGACTTATGACGAACAACGCAAACAACGTCTAGACGAGGCGGTGTTTGATTATATTCAAGACGAAAAAGTAACTCCTAGACAATTTTATGAGGAATTGCAAGAGGTACTTTTAAATAACAGTAAGTATTTTCAGGAACAAGCGATGCGAGTTGATCGTATGCGCCAACTAGTAACAGAAGGTCTTGAGTCTCCCGATATGTCTCGATACAGTCAGTACACTGAAGCTGAAATTGATGCCATGTGTCATGAAGCTGACCGTAAAAGTAAAGAAGAGATCAATCTGGAAATCCAAGCCAACTCCCCTTTCAATGATGGTTGGACTCAGGAGTTTTACAGGGAACAACTGAAAGACCTGAAAGACTCCAAGGATCACAAACACTCTAAGTATTATTACGATTACGACCGAAATCGTTGAAACCCTAACAATACTAGATAAAATACTACTAGATACTTACACACTATGACTTTTAAGAGAGAACAAAAAGAACTCTGTTCCAAAGAAATCGAATCAATGGAAAAAGCCGTAGAAGAAGGTGACATTCGTGCAATTCATCCTGATAAAATGGAAGACTGGGCCGAACACCTTGTCAGAAAATTGAAGTCATAGTACAATTATCCCACGTATGTATTTTTTATGAAATTTATCGTCTACAGTAAAGAGGGTTGTCCACACTGTTATAAAGTAAAGACTGTGCTTGAACTTTGTGGTATGGACAGCACCGTCTACGAATTGGGGGAAGACTACACAAAACAAGAATTCATTGATAAGTTTGGTGAAGGATCCACTTTTCCCAAAGTTATCTGTGATGATGAACTTATTGGTGGAGCCAGAGAAACCATTTCATACCTCAGAGATAAGTCACTAGTATGAATCCTAAGGATCAGGAATTGCACATAAATAGAGGTGTGGAGCTACTATTAAGGAGAAAGAACCCCCCTGAAAAACCGAAAACATTGCATGTAAAATTCGGTAAAATGCTTTCTCTCCTTAAACGAGAGATTCATATTTACTTTGAATTTTCGACAGATATAAGAAAAACTAAGTAGAGTCTCTCGGAGGATAGAGCTATGACAGGTCCCGTAATTGCACTTTTCAGTATGATGACCTTTATGTTTCTCATGATTGGTGGCATAATTGGTTGGCTTTGGAAAGAGCACGTAATTTACTCCTCCGCAGGTTTAGGATCAGTTCATCCTGAAATGTTTGATGAAAATGGGAATGTAATTCCTGATGAAATTTTAGCAGTACGATTTGAAAACGATTATGACTACGACGAAGAGGACGACGACTAAAAGCAAGTCCACTACTACTCGTAAACCTGCAGCTAAGAAATCATCGACTCCGAAGGTAGTTCTCACTCCTTCATCAAGAGTCGATGAAATTCTTTCCGCAGTTGTTGCAGAGAGAACTAAAGCAAAGAAGATTGAAATTCTTCAACGATACAACGAAAACTTTATCAAATCAGTCTTCATCTGGAACTTTGATGAGACTGTAAAATCCGATCTTCCACCTGGAGAAGTGCCTCTTACTGCACAGGAAGATCGTGAACTCACCGCTTCTAGTATTCGTAAAGAGTGGGATAAACTTTATAACTTTGTGAAAGGTGGTAACGATTCTATGAATCGCCTTCGTAAAGAAACGATGTTTATCAACATCTGTGAACAACTTAATCCAAAAGAAGCGGAGATCCTTATCCTTGTAAAGGATAAACTGCTCCAAACAAAGTACAAGATCACCCGAGAACTAGTCGAGGAAGCGTATCCCGACATTCAATGGGGAGGTCGTTCTTGAGGTAACCATGGGTAGCGTGAGAGTATTAATTGAAAACTGCGATCCAACCGCAGCTGAAGACAAGGGGTTGCCAAGTAACTCATACTTGGTGACATACCTAGATGAAGATCAAAACAAAAAACAAGATATTACTCAGGGTGGACAAGTAGACATCTTTGATTATTATTACGATAAGTATAAAAATCTCCAGGCTTTAGACTGGACAAATGGTACAGTAAATCCTAAACTGTATGGGTATAAACCAACCGAAGAAAAAAAGAAAAAGAGATGAGTGAAGGATTTAAGGGTTTTACTGATAAAGAAGATAAAGAGTTAAAACTCAATATCCGTACCAGTGAAATCAACAAAATTATCAAACAGTACAAAAAACTGAAGAAGTATCAAAAGTCTTCCATCCACGAAATCACCAAACTCAGCGATAAAGAAACTGAAATTGAAAAATTGGTGAACGAATACGGCATTGATCCAGAAGCGTTACAAGACTAAAAACTGTATCGTCTTATACCAAACAGGTTGACTATATAGAATATAGGAGTTATAATACTCCAGTACGTTCATCTCATGCTCAGTATCCTACTGGCATTGACCCTTGCCCATCATGATGACGCTAATCCTTACGGTTGGCATATGTCTTGTGAAAGGTTCTTACAGAGAAGAATTGAAATCCTTATGGATGACAATTTGGATCGTCGGTCTAAATATAATCTACTAGGTTATCTTAGATCTAAAGTAGAAGGTCAATGTGAACAGATGTTAGTATGAGACGCAAGTAAGTCGCGGAACGGAGCGTTCATCCCATGGTAGAACTACTACTCTACTCACAAATGGCATGTGCAGATGCTGATGCTGTAATCCTTCGGATTAAAAAGCATGAGAGTCTGAAGCCACAGTGGAAAATAGAACTGGTCGAGACCGTAAAGGAATCAGTGCCAGAGTGTAGGCACTACTGGGACGCAAACGACTGAAGGAACGGGGCTAAAAATCCCTAGTATTTCAGGAGCACCTACAATGAACACTTTAAATCTCATCAAAAAGCAGATCGAGAAAGCAGCTGCACTTCATGATGCTCAAATCGCTAATACCGCATATCGTGGTGTTAAGTATGAGTGCAAGCAAACTGCTGAAGAAACTCACGGAGAGTTCTGCTATCGCGGTCGCACCTACGTTAAGTGATCGCCATGGAAGCATTACAAATTGCAGGAATTATTTCCTTAGGTTGTGTAGCTTGCATGTCTTTACTTTACGGAGAAATCCTTCTATTGAATAAGTAGGAGGAAGCATGCTCAAGGTCAGATTAGAATACGACCTTCCAGAGTATGATTCAAATAAACACGATCCAGATAAAACCTTCGCGTTTTTGACTTATCGTGGTGTACATTACGCCAAGTGGGTTAATTTAAAGTCGCGAGGCGTTCCATTCTGGAAAGTATTCAAGAGAGGGTAAAGAACCCTCTCTTTTTTTGTACTTTTGTATAAAAGACAACAAACTTAGTAAATTTGTGTGTAAATCGTGACATCTTCACTATATAATGATAGAATTAAGGAAGAAAAGATGACCTGAAATTTATTCTTTTCGCTATGGTATAAAAAACAAATTGGAGGTGGAAATGCACAATTTATTATCCCGCGCTCAATTTGATGAATGGAGACATTTAGAACGTACTATCGATGACTTGAAGGAGGAAGAGCAACGAATCAGTGACTACTACGAATGTCTAATCGAGTGTGATTCATTAAATCAACAGGAGTGTAAAAAAGTATGCAGGAAAATCCTTGATCCATGAGTTTTGTCCAAGAGATCGTCCTCAGGAGGTTGGTGACAACCTCCTTTTTTTGTGTTAAAATAAATAAGAACAAGGTTTTTTTATGCAAAGAGAAAAACTAAAATTAATCGTCCGAAATCTTAAGTCACTGATTGACCTCTTAGAGTCTGAAGTCTATTCCGATCCTGGCTCTTATGTGGTAGAATCTAAGACAAACACCTATACAACTAGTGACAACGATGACGACGGATACCCAGACTAAAGATTCTATGACAAACCAAATCAAACTTATCGCCCTAACTCAAGGTGCAGGTGAACTTCTTGAGAAAACGGCGCAGGAAGTTATTTCGTATGTCGCTCGTGTGAGCAATCCAAACAATCAATTAAACTTTGATACTTCTGCAGGTCTCCTCAAGTATTGTATCAAACACGAACACTGGTCGATCTTTGAACAGGCTTACATGACCCTGGAGATCAATACGACCAGAGCTATCGCGGCTCAAATTTTGCGCCATCGCTCGTTTACATATCAAGAGTTTTCCCAGCGTTATGCTGCGTCTACATCTCTTGATCCAATCAAGATGCCCGAGTTCCGTCGTCAAGACACCAAGAACCGTCAGAACTCTATCGATGACATGGATCCATTCGAGGTTCAAAACCTTGAGATGCAAACCCAGACACTGTTTGACTCTGCAACTGCACTGTATGAACAGATGTTGAACAGGGGCGTTGCAAAGGAGTGTGCTCGAAATATTTTGCCCCTGGCCACGCCAACCAGAATTTACATGACCGGCTCTGTAAGATCGTGGATCCATTATATAAATCTGCGCTCTGCACACGGTACTCAGAAGGAACATATGCAAATTGCAGAGGGATGTCGTGAAATCTTCACAGAACAATTCCCTGAGATTGCAACTGCACTTGAGTGGTGATATATACTTATAGTCTAGGAGGTTCCATGACTTATTACCACGTTGCCGAGTACAATGCAGCATGTCAATTAATTGAGTTCAAAGATGGTAAATGGGTAGTTGAGTTCACTAAGCCAAACGGAGAAGTTGTAGTAGAGAAAGTTGATAATGAACAAATTAGTTCTTTGAATTGTTCGCATCAGGAGAGTAGTTATTAAAAATGTCAGTTTCTGTTATTTGTGCGTGTAGGGATAGAATCAAACCTTTGACGATATCCCTTTCTTCTTGGTTATTGTTTGATCAAATTAAAGAGATAATCATCGTTGACTGGTCTTCTAAAGAGGAGATCAGTCACTTGACAAAACTAGATGATAGAATCAAGGTGATTCGGGTCAATGATGAAGAGTTCTTCAATCAACCCCAACCCTTGAATCTTGCTGCGTCTATGGCTACAGGAGAATTCCTTCTGAAGTTTGATGCTGACCATATTTTGAATCCTTACTACAATTTCTTCCACGTCAACGGTATCTTTGATGATGAATCGTTTGTGAGTGGTGTGAACGATAAGGTTGGGGATGAGTGTCTCCATCCTATCTGGGGACTCTTGTACGTCCGCCGAGAGCACTTTGAGAAGGTCGGTGGCTACAATGAGAAGATGGGTAAGTACTATGCGGTAGAAGATGATGAAATCTCCATCAGACTCCAGGCCGCAGGTTATACGTGTTGTCCCATCGATATGCGTGTTCTGAGTGCAATCCATATCCCACATAATGATGAGGTTAGGATCTCTAACTTTGAAGGATATGCAAAGGATCGTGAGTTCCTGGATGTCTTTGAGAAACAGACTGGACAGTGGTACAAAGATCGCATTGATGAAGTGATCGCCCCTGGTATTATGGGTATCCTTAACAGTAAGGAACTGAAGAAGACCAAGTTCAAGTATCTGACTGAACAACACAAAGAGAAGAACATGGAAATCTTCGGTCTCAAAGAATATATCGACAAGTCTCGATATGACTATGGTGGTATTGACTTTGATCAACCAAACTTCAGGTTGTATGACTGGAAGACCAAAGAAGTAGAACCTAATTACTTTATTGCTACGAAGAAAGAGAAATGAGTGTATCAGTGATATCTGCCTGTATGAACAGGGTGGATCCACTATCCATTTCTATTCAATCGTGGGCAATGAATGACCAGATTGATGAAATCGTTTTCGTTGACTGGTCATCAGACAAATCCTCGGAACATCTCACTAAGATCAGTCCAAAGATCAAACGTGTATATGTTCCTGATCAAAAATACTTTAATCAACCTCAACCACTGAATCTTGCATTTAAGATTTCAAGTGGAGATCAAATCTTGAAACTGGACTCTGATACGATTCTGAATCCATACTTCAATTTCTTTGATGAGTTTAAGGTTGATGAGTTTAGTTTCGCCTCTGGTTTGTATTCCCCAGGACACAAGTGTTTGCGTCCAATCTGGGGAACTATTTTTGTCAATAGAGAAAACTATGCAAAAGTGGGTGGATATAATGAAGCAATGGGTGAATTTGTTGCTTGGGAAGATGATGAGATTGTAAATCGTTTCTTGCTCTCAGGACTAGAACATCGTAGAATCCAAGCGTCGAAGAATACTATCTTCGCCATGCCCCATGACAATAAGAAGAGAATCGAGAACTTCAAAGCTTATAATGAAAACAAAGAGATTGAGAAGAAGGTAAGAACTCTTATGGAAAAGAAGGGGTATGATGTTGAAGATAACATCGACTATGCAATTCTTTCTCACCATACAATTCTAAACAACAAGAAATATAAACGATACAAAGGTGACAGTTATTATGCGGAACCAGTTGTAGACTGGAACGTAACACAAGTTGATGAACAGAACTATGTTTGTCAAAAAATCATCCACTAAATAATTTTGTAGTCCGAGATTTATCATGCCCACATATCCTGTAAAGAATTTGAAAACTGGTGAAGAACAAGAATTGAACATGTCCATCGCGGACTACGATCAATGGAGAAAAGACAACCCCGACTGGGATAAAGACTGGTCGAAAGGTTGTGCTGCCGCCCAAGAAGTTGGGGATTGGCAGAATAAACTGATCTCCAGAAACCCAGGGTGGAACGATGTCTTGAAAAAGGCAGGTAAAGCTCCTGGATCTCGTGTAAAACCCTTCTAACCAACAACGTATGCCCAGATCAAAGAAGTCCAACGGCGGAAACATTGGTGTTGGCATGAGTGCCAAACAAATGAGACGTAAGAAACCCATCAATACCGATTTGATGGTTGATATTAATCCTCTAACAGACAATCAGAAAAAATTCTTTGATGAGTATAAGAGTGGTAAGAACATGTTCGCTTACGGTGCCGCAGGTACTGGTAAGACTTTCATTGCCTTGTATCACGCACTGAGAGATGTTCTTGACGCTGAGACTCCATATGACAAAGTTTACATTGTAAGATCTCTGGTATCTACGCGAGAGATTGGTTTCCTTCCTGGAGACCACGAAGATAAAGCCGCACTTTACCAAATTCCATATAAGAATATGGTGAAGTATATGTTTGAACTTGCTTCAGACTCAGACTTTGAGATGCTTTATGGTAACCTCAAAGCACAAGAAACTATTTCATTCTGGTCCACAAGTTTCATCCGTGGTACTACTCTAGACAGAGCAGTAGTTGTTGTGGATGAAATGCAAAACTTGAACTTCCATGAATTAGATAGTATAATTACAAGGATTGGTGAAGATAGTAAGATTGTATTCTGTGGTGATGCTACCCAGACCGACCTTACTCGATCCAATGAAAAAAATGGTATCCTTGATTTCATGAAAATTATTCGTGCAATGGAATACGATTTTTCAACTGTAGAATTCGGAACCGAGGACATTGTACGTTCTGGTCTTGTTAAAAACTACATTGTCACTAAACTAGCAATGGGTATGTAATGTTTGAACATCTTGATTATTTGAAAGATGAAGTTGATTTAGAAGCACAGAATATCGAAGGGACTCGTTTTTATCGTGTCCCTTCTGGTAGATTGTATCCTTCAATCACCTCTGTTACCAGTTTCTATGGACGCCAGAAGTTTATCGACTGGCGTAAGAAAGTTGGTAATGAAGAGGCAGACAGAATTACTCGGATTGCTACTGCTCGTGGAACTAAGTTTCATGATCTGGTAGAACAGTATATGTTGAACAATAACGTAGACGATTTCAAACCTCTACCAACTACAAAGTTTCTTTTTCTCAAGGCCAAACCTTTTCTAGACCGTATAAATAATATACACGCTTTAGAAAAATCACTGTATAGTGATTACCTTGGACTTGCGGGTCGCGTTGATTGCATCGCGGAGTACGAAGGAGAACTCGCAGTCATTGATTTTAAGACATCTAAGAAGATCAAACCAGAAGAATGGATTGAGAACTACTTTGTTCAAGAAGTAGCATACGCTTGCATGTATTATGAAATGACTGGAATTGCAGTTGAAAAATTGATTACCATTATGGTAGCTGATAATGGAGAATGTCACGTCTATGAAAAACGCAACAAAAGTCACTATATTAAACTTCTTACCAAGTACATCAGAGAGTTCGTCGAACACCACACCGAATCTTATGCCAAACACTGAAAAGGTAGACTCACTAATAAAAGAAAAGTTTCTTTGTCAGTCAAAGTTTGCACAAGACATCGAGTATCTCGTCGCGACCTCTAAGATTAACTATATCGAAGCAATCGTAACTTATTGCGAAGAGAACGGTATTGAGTTTGAATCTGTGTCTAAATTAATTTCTAAACCCCTGAAGGAAAAACTTAAGTGTGAAGCGACTCAACTTAACTTCCTCAAAAAAACCAGTCGTGCTAAATTGATGTTTTAATGATGACACCGCTAGATGTTTACAAGACATACCTAGCATTCAAAAATCATTTCACCAAGGAAAACTACGACTACTTTCAATATTGTGGAAAGTCTCGCGCATCGAAGGAGGCTTTCCACAAGAGAAAGGATCGGTATTTCTTTGAACGTATGTCACGAAAGAAGAGTGACGACGAAATCAAACAGTATTTTCTCGCCAACTTTGTTGAATGTAGTGATCCCAGTAAACTGTGGATCGGTGAAATTATTGAATCGGGTGAGTCTAATTACCAGAATTGGTTAAAGAGATCTCAGAGTCTCACATATCTGTTTAAGACTGAAGTAGAAGTCTTTATCAACAAAAAGAATTTTGAACAACTATTCAAAGTAGAAGGAACAAATCATCCAGACATCCTAAAGAAGCATTTGCAAGGTGCAATCTCTATAGAGACTATGGTAATCCTCAATTTGATACTAGGATTTGTACCCAACTTTGACAAAAAACTAATCGATCCTGTTTGGGAAACTACCAGTCTACGACTCAAAAAATATCAGGCTTTCCTAAATAATGACAGCAGCAAATACAAAAAAATCTTAAAAGAAATAGTACTATGAGTGGATTCTTCGATTCAGAAATCGTAAAAGAACAAATCAAAGAAATGGAAGATCTTCAACAGGAGATCATTGAAAAAACAATGTCCGCTCCATTCATGGGTGGACCTGAAAAGAAGGAACATGTTGATCTGATGAGACAGTTCCTTGATAAACAAAAGAACCTGTGTTTCAGAATTCAACTCTCTCAAGATCCACAAGCATTGGAAATGAAAGAAAGGATCAAAGAAGCTGCTATCATGTTGGGAATGGATCCTGAAAGTGGTATCAATGAATTCTTTGAGAAAATGGACGAGACACTAGATTACTTAGAAGAAATTGCAGACGAGTAAAATGAGTTACCAATACACAATCACATCCAGATACTGTTATCACAACGGTGAGATTGTGGATATGTTTTTCATAAACGGTATACCATTTACATTCGACGATCTTCCTACAATCATGCAGGATGATCCATACATTCAAATAGAAGCAAAGGACCATCAAACATATACAATAGAAGATATGTATCGGTGGTCTTCCTACCTGATCATGGAGGAGTGCCATCCCCTCCTGTTTGAGGTAGACTTAAAGAATCCTGAGGAACTCCCAAGGGATTGAAAACCAGGGCTTGACATCCCTTCTTGCGACCTGTAAGATAAAGTCGTCCCAAAAGCCAAATACACAAATACGGAGCTACAACATGTCTTTTGCTGATCTCAAGAAACAGTCCCGCGCTGGTTCGCTGACTGACAAACTGATCAAGAAAGTCGAAAAACTTAATAGTGGAGAGTCCAGTGGTGACGACCGTCTCTGGAAACCTGAAGTCGATAAGGCAGGTAACGGTTACGCCGTGATCCGATTCCTTCCCGCACCTGAAGGGTGCGAACTTCCCTGGGCCCAAGTTTGGAGTCACGCCTTCCAAGGTCCTGGTGGTTGGTACATCGAAAACTCTCTGACTACCCTGGGACAGAAAGACCCTGTTTCTGAACACAATCGTACCCTGTGGAACAGTGGTCGCGACTCTGATAAAGAGATTGCACGTAAACAGAAACGTAAACTGTCTCACTACGCAAACATCTATGTGGTAAAGGATCCCACCAACCCTCAC